GTTTTCGGTAACCAATCCGAATCTCCATTTAGCAGATCAGTTGGGTTTGGTCAACCCGCTGAGTATCGCTTGGGAGCTCGTGCCTTTCAGCTTCGTTGCTGATTGGTTCGTTAACGTCAGTCAGTGTATCGGATCACTGACTGATTTCCTAGGACTAACTGTTACACGCAGTTACACTGTCCAATCCGTGGTGGTTTATTTGGAAGCGTCTCAGACGAATCCATTTCAATCACCATCATTTGCCTCCGGGCAAGTGAACGGAACGATAGTGTTCAGGAATTCGGGAGTCTCGCCCCCGACCCTAGTGGTGCGCCCATGGAAATTGCCGTCAATAACGCGGGCCGCTACGGCCTGGGCGTTAGTGACCCAGCTTTTGAAGTGAGCTTCCTTCAACGACCTTCCTTCCACGTTAGGTGGAGAAAGTGACAACATGCCTACCATGGCAAGTATCACCGTCAAGAAATTTGACGGTACCACGGACATCGTCTACGACGCTCTGGCCGGTTCTGGGGGTGATGGATCCCCCTCTGTCTGGCGCCAGGACACTGGTGCAACGGCAGGTCTTCCCGTTGGACTCCGCTCGCTTTTCAAGCTGTGGACGTTGTGGAATGGTCCCAAGACCGCGCGGCAAGCCAAGTTTAACTTGGTGTTTCCGTATGCGGTTCAGGACTCGACCACGACGCTCTACAGTGCGAAAGATCGAGTGGTCTTCGACGGCATCGTGACCATCCCTCAGGCTATTCCTGCTACTAACCTCCAAGAGGCTATTTACCAAGGCTGCAACCTTCTGGCTGCTGCGTTGGTTAAGCAGGCAATGGCCGCAGGATACGCTCCGACCTAATAACTCGGAGTCGACCCACGATGAAACCTTGTGCGTTGCCAAGTGATGTGGTGCGTACGGTCCTTCAATTCCTAGAGGACCTTGACACTCCTATATCTCTTGGCCTTCACCTTCGGGTGAAGGCCGGTGATTGGGATGGGGTCTTGGAGGTGTCTCCAGACCCGCGTGACTATCTATAT